CCTGCCAATAAACACCTTGTTCCCGCGCATGAGAACCTTCAGCTGCAACTACTTCTCCTTAATCGTCCTGCGAAGACCAGCATAGATCGTCTGTCGCCGTCCTTCCCGCGCTCATATTGCCCTCCTTACAGCTTCTCAGCGTCGAGCCGATGCGCTTTGCGATTACGGTTATACGCCTTGACGATCTCGCGGGCGTGTCCGTGCTTCAGCGACGTGGCGCGGCCTTCTCGGATGATGTCGATGGGGCGCACGCGGGACAGCGCCTTAATGAGGTCTGACTGCGTAAAACTGCCATAAAACGCCTTGTAGAACTCGCTCATGCCTTTGATGATGTTCTGGTTGACGCGCTCGTCAATCCCCGGCCACGCATCGTGAATCACGGTCAGCATGTCCACGTAAGCGTTGAAACCCAGCGTCATCATGGCGTTATAAAGCGACTTGACGGCTTTGATGTGTTTTGAGGCGCTTTTATCCGACCGACCAAACTGCACAATAAACCCGACCTGTTCCGCGCCGCGAACCATATTCACGATGTCTCTGTCACCGCCGTTGTACAGGGCCTTAAACTTGTCGTTGGTCGTCAGCGGACTGCTGTATCCAGTCTGCGCCAGAAAGACCTTCTGCTCATCCATCCACGTCATGCCCTTAAAAACCTTGCAGTAGATCGGCTTGTCCTCGAATTTCTTCTCCCACGCGCGAACGGTGTGCTGCCCGTCGAAGACGTAATACTTTCCGTCGCGGAAGCTCACCTTCGGCTCGTTGAACAGGTCGCCGTCAAAATCACCTGCGATCTTGTCAACGCGCGAAACGGTCAAATCGCGCTGGTAGGTCTTGTCAATGACCAACTGGGACGGACGCAGGTAACGATACTCAAAATCATGGCTGTTGTAATTTGTCACAGGGATTCCCTCACTTTCCTAATCTCGTCGATGATGTCGTCGATGATGGCCTTGATCTTCGGTCGGTTCTCGTCGGTGATTGCATTCGCCCGTTCTTCAACCGTGCTGCGCAGAAGCTCCACGTAAGTCTGGCCGTTCAGCCTGAAATCCTCCAGCAGCATTTCCTCCGTGTATACCGGCGTGAAGTTCGGGTCTCTCTTTTCCTCGTCTCGTTCATCCCTCCTTGTGTGTCTGTCGGTTCTGGGCGCGGGCTTCTTCGGTGTCTCAATCGCCTTGTCATGGAGAATGGCGTCGGCGGCTTGTTTGATGGCTTCGGGTTCGGCATTGGCGTAACTCTGAACCGTCATCTTGTTCGCCTTAGCCTTGCCTGAAAGAATCTTGTCGGCGGCTTCATGGTTCACGGATTTGATTGCGTCCACGCCCTGCATGAACTTCTCGGCGCGAATAACTGTGTTGTTCCCCATTCCAAGTTCGCGCGCAATTTCACCGGCCGTGCCTTGCTTTGCCAAGTTGCCAATTTGGGTATTTGGCAAATCTGTGTATTGGTTGCCACGATTTCCTCCGTGAGATTTCTTTCGTGCTTCATACATCTTCCCGATCATGTACGTGCGCTGCTCGTCCGTCAGGTTTCGCCGCCCCAACTGGTTCTTGTACATCCAGTCGAACGCCGCCCATTTGTCGGTAAAGTTCTTCTCCTGCACGTGCCACTTGATTTCCGGGTGCTCCAGTATGATCTTCCAGCGGTTGTGGCCGTCAACGATTGTGCCGTGCCACGTCACGATGGGGTTGTACACTTCACCAGCTTCAAGGATGTTCTCGCGCAGCTGGTTAAACTCGTCCTCGGTCAGCGGCGGGATTTTCTCTGAAAACTCCGGGTCAATTTTCAGATTTGGGTATTGCGTCATGTTTTTTCTTCTCCTCCCTTGCTTTTGCCAATCTCTCTGCCGCTTTCGCCCTGTCCTCATCCTGTAATAAAGTCAAACAGTGATGGCTGGCTCATCGCGCTTTCGGCCTGTCGGCAGTTGATAACCGCCTGATCGTAGTAGGACTTTTTAAGCTCAATGCCGATGCCCTTCCGGTTCATCAATATGGCCTGATACACCTCAGAGCCGATGCCCGCGAACGGCGTAAATACCACGTCGCCCTCGTTGCTCCACATCCTGATACACCGCTCAATCACGGTAAGCTGCAGCGGCGCGATGTGCCTCTCGTCGTTCTCGTCGGCCACGTTTCTGCCATTCAGCGTGTTGCTGGGGTTGATGTCCCACCACACCGGGCTTGCGTACTCATCCCAGATGGGGCTTGCCACCTGCTGCCACTCGGAAACCGGGAAAGATTCGTTCGTGTGCGTCACCCGCTGCGGATTGTCTCCCGGCTTTCTCATCGTCACCACATAGTCGGGAATGCCCATGCGGCTCATGCACGAATCCTTTTTAAGCTGCTTATGCAGAAGCCCCAGCGCTTTCGTGCGCTGCATCGCCGTAACTGGGTCTTTCCAGATCGTCACTTCGCTGTGATAGATAAAGCCGTTCTTCTGGAACTCTCGGATAATGTCGCCCCTGAAATCCTTAATGCCGATGTATCCGTCGCGTTCTTTGCTCGTCGGCAGGTTCATGCAGTGAATCGACACGCACCGCCCCGGCATGAGGATTCTGTACAGTTCCTTCACAATGAAATCAAACTGCGCGAAAAACTCCTCGTCCGTCCGGCTGTTGCCCAGATCCCTGTCGCTGTTGCTGTACGTATACAGCGAGGAAAACGGCGGCGAGAACACCGAAAAATGAATGCTCTCCGAAGGAATGCCGGTCATAATCTCGCAGGAATCGCCGTTGTACAGCGCCCATCCCTTGCCGCTGGCCTGATTGAGTACGTTCATGCTATTGCCTCCCTAATGAAATTCGGTAACACCATCGCCTTTGTCGGCGTATAATCGTTCTTGATGTGCGTCGTGTGCCTGATCTGCTCAAGCGTCGTCTGCCGCATGTTCTCCACCATGTGCGTAATCATCTCATCCATCTGGCCCTGCTTGCGCCTGATGTTCTCAAGCACGCTCACCTCGCGCTCCGTCACAAACACCCACACATCGACGGGCTTCTTCTGCCCGTACCGCCAGCACCGCCTGATGGCCTGATAGAACTGCTCATAGCTGTCCGACAGTCCGCAGAAAATCATGTTGTGGCAAATCTGCCAGTTGCTCCCGAAGCCGTAGATAGCCGGCTTGCTTACCAGCGCGTGAACATTGCCCTTTGCGAAGTTGTACGCCGTGTCGGCCTTGTGCTCGATGGTGTCTGAGCCTTTTACTTCCACGTTGTCAACGATAGCCTTGTGAAGCGCCGCCGATTCGTCGTTGTAATCGCACCACACAAGCCACTGCTCGTCCGATTCGTTCACCATCCGCGCCGCCGCCTCAACCCGGTCATTCAGCCCCGCCCTTCGGGCTTCCCGGCGCTCTGAAAGCGTGCTGGCGACCATCGGAATCATCTCGTAGTCGGCCTTCTCCGTTTCGAGCACGCTTTGATGAATCCGCAGTTCCGGCAGAACATAGTCATCATCCGAATAGCCCAGGTCGGAGGGCTTTCTCACGCATACCGCCCATGTTGCGACCCATTCCCAGAACGTGTGCTGGCAGTGGCCCTTAAGCCGCCATTTCGATGTGTCGCCGCCGTCGTGGATGAAGTACTCCGCAAGCATCTCCGTCCGGCTCATCACGTTCAAAAATTCGCACTGATTGCCCAGCTCCATGTGGTCATTCGGTGAGGGCGTCGCCGTGCAGGAAAGCTTATACTCCGTGCGCTCGAACTTGTCTATGATCATCTGCTTGTATTTGCCTGTAAATGATTTCAAGATAGACGATTCATCCAGCACTACGCCCACAAACTCACTCGCGTTGAAGTGCTCAAGCATCTCATAGTTGGTGATGTTGATGCCCGGTTTCACGTCTTCCTGATGGCGGCAAGCCGTCACGGTATACCCAAACTTCCCGGCCTCTGTCTCTGCGGTCTGCTTCACCACGTTCAGCGGCGCGATAATCAGGATGTCGCCGCCCGTGTGCTCGTGAACCTTCTGCGCCCATTCAAGCTGCATGATGGTCTTTCCGGTTCCCGTGTCGCTGAATACCGCCGCGCGGCCCTTCTTCAGCGCCCATTGCACGATGTCTTTCTGGTAGTCAAACATCATCGGGTTTATATCTTCCCGGTCGGTGTCAAAGCCGCTGTCAACGATTTTTAGCTGCTTCGTCTTCAAAAATTCCTGATATGTCATACTAACTCCCTATGCTCTCCGTTCTATCGGCAAAAACCTCATTCTCGCCGGATTAAATATCACTGGCACTGTTCCAGTCTGTCCCTGTCTCTGTTTTGCAACGTTCAATGCGATATACTGCATCCCGCTATCCTTCAGGTTGTCGAACAAATCCCTGTCAGTCGGCCTGATGTATTTGTCCGTCGCATCATTTGGCTTGTGCATGAAAATCACGTTGTCGGCATCCTGTTCAAGGTCGCCTGAACCCCTGAGTTCTGCCAGCGTTGGCATCGTTCCCTCGCTCGACCTTCCGACCTGTGCCAGCGCAATGATGGCGATGTTGTAATCGGTGGTCATGTCTTTGAGCATCTTTGAAACGTAGGCAATTCTCAGATAATCCTGATCGAATCTGCGTTTTGATTGCAATAGCTGAACGTAGTCAACAACAAGCAAATCAATGTCATTTGTATCGACCTTCTTCTGCACCTCCATTCTCAGGTCTTCGATATATCGCGTTGAAAACATGAACGAGACAGGCAACCCGCTGTAATTTGCAAGAACATCTGAAATCTGGTTCCACGCTCCGTCATCGAGGTTTCCCGTTCTGAGGTTTATCGGGTCGATGTCGGTATTTCTTGCGATGATTCGCGTGCCATATTGGATATCCGTCATCTCCCGCGAACACACGCCGACCTTGTAGCCCTGCGCCGCTGTAGACAGCGCTATGTGCGCTCCAAGCGCCGATTTACCGACAGCAGGGCGTGCGCCTATGATTGTCAACTCACCACGGTGAAAGCCCGTTGTGACCCTGTCAAGCGCACTCACGCCAGACGGCATTGAATGTTCTTCTCCATTCCTCCTTCGCTCAAGCGTATCGTAGGTGTTCATCATTACATCGAGCATTGGCATCCAAGCATGGCGTGTAACAACCATCTCCCTGAGTGTCTGCCTTATGCTATCAAGCACCGTTGCGGCATCGTTCGCGTCATCGGTGAGGTCTTTCCGCGCCTTTGTCAGGGCCTCGTAGAACGTCCTCCTAAACGTTGCAGCTTTTATAACATCTACATGACTTTTAACCTCCCATTCCGCGCCGAACAGGTACTTCTGCATGATATCAATCAGCGCATTTGTCAGGACTGGCTCCTCGTCGCTGTATAGTCGTTTCCCGTAGCTGGAAACCGTCACAATGTCAACCTTCTGCTTCTCTGCGCTAATAAGCTGGCATACCTTGAACAGCTTCCGGTTTATCGGGTCATAGAAATCATCCTCTGATAGCTCTCCTATAAGCTCATTCCCGTGTCCAGAGCCTATAAGAGCGATGACTGTTTTCTCGGCCTTCTCGTTGTAGAATGACGTTCCGGGCATTATATCCACCTCACGCTTTCTTCAACGGCCTTGTCTCCCGAACGCATACCGCGCTTTACCCTGTCACGCTCTATCGTCAATGCCCTTGCCTCATTAACCGTCTTTATTCCCTTCCTCGCGTATGTTTCCAAAATCTTTTTCAGATACGGAAACGGATTCTGAACCTGTGCAAGATTCGTCTGCTCAACCGCGTAAATCATTAAATCGCATCCGACATCATCATAGTATGATATCAGGGTTTCCAGCGCAGAACCAGTTGGAAGAAGCCCAAGCTCACGCTCATACTCAACAGCAAATTTTTGCCATCCATCCTCATCAAATGGCTTCGGTTCTTCTCGTTCTTTCAGAGGCAGTCCACCTTTCGCCCGACGCGCAACGCCGCTTGCTATTCCTGCCGTCCTGCGTTTTTCGATTATTTCATTCGCCTTCCTAA